CCGTGCAGTCGTTCGGCATTTTCGTTAGCACGGAATTATTGAGCTCTCGCACCGTTTTGGGCTATTACCACACACAACCCCATGGCACCTAAAATCCCTCCTCCTGGGTGTGCCAATCCAGTGGTAGGTAGGTCATGCTGTTAGAATCCCACAGCACCATGCATTTGGTATTTCCAATAATAATCAGACCAATCAGGCTTGCCATGCGGAATGACCCACTCGGGGAGTGGAGCTAGGTCAGTCTTCGCATCTAAATATGCCTCTACGGCAAGCTGATGGCCAATTGGAAAACCAAACAGACGCTCGACGAGTAATCTAGACCGCATATCTATTTCTCGCAACACAGCGTCTCCTGAGGGAACCTGGTGATAGTAATCCCAGTCATAGATCGCCCTATAACCGGTAGTCATCCTCAGGGCATAGCGCCACAGAGAGCGCGCCACAGGTGCGTTAGGTAGCTCCGCCTTAAGCGAGAAAGCCTTCGCTTTTAGCAGACCACGCAACACTCTTGTGGCGCCTCCTCGGCGATTAGAGTGTGTCCAACCGAATTTAACCAACAACTCAGTAGGATCCGTAACATTCTCCTGAACACCAGCGTCAAAGTACTGTTTGCAGAAGCCGGCGTCACCTAAGACCCCAAACTCCTGTAGCTTGATCTTCAACCCAAGCTCAGTGAACATGCGAACTGGGGGTACAGCCGACACCCCGAATATCCCATCGTCACCTTCAACAACACCATCGACGTCGATGCCACACTCACGACATAGAAACAGCATGATCATCAAGTTCGAGAACCCATTCCCAAGCGATGTGCACATGTCACCAGACATGCGAACCCCATTCACACTCGCCCGGGCCGACCCGAACACCATATGATTACGCCCCGCCAACGCTTCCTGAATGATCCCAACTTCTTCCCTATAGCATTGTCTGCCCATATAGGAGTACAGCTGGAATTCGACAGCTCTCATCAATTCAGGAGTGAAGAGCGCTTCGAACGAAGTGTAATCAGTTGCAATAAACTTATGCCAACCGTGCAACCGGTTGTGGATAAAAGCTGAGCGCTCTGCCACAGGTACAAACTTTACGAAATAAGGAAGTTTGAACAGCACTTGCTCAATAGCATGAAATAAGGGGCCTGTCTTGCACTTAAATACATCACTACGGCTGTTGATGGCACGAGGATACTTATACCCACTGTAGGTCTCAGTCTTCACAAAAGACTTACAGGCATAGTCCCGACGGCGAACAACACCACAAGAGGACTCATAGGTTATCCTCAATTGCTCCTTCCTCCAAGCAGGATAATTGGTGTGTTCAAGCCATTCGTCGAATTCAACCCTCTCGCTCAAGGGACTCAAATGTCGGCGAATCCATACACGTACGAACGTGCGTAAGCGCCTGAGGAGGAACCGGTTACTACTTGGGACCGACGTGCCTAGGCGCTTAAATATTGCGGCCGGTTGACTTCCCGGCCATGATGAGCAAGCCATAGGCAAGGCATTACCCATCACATGACACCCCAATGAAGCCTGCATACATCTCCTAGCTTTATTCTTAGCCGGAAACAACTTGACAACCAAATCAGGTTTCACGGGAAGAGGGTCTGGAATCGTCTTATCACCAACAAAATACTTCGTGGTGACGCGGTACCCAGCTAGGTAGCAGGTCTTGGGGATGTCTAAAAATTTTGAAAGGCACCACGCTGCGAGCGGCACCACCGAATATAGTAATCAGCTGTGTCGTTCGCCACAACGTGGCACCCAGTCTGGGAAACAGGAGAAATGGGGTAGTCAACACCATGGAGTGAGCGGATAAATGATAATTGTACTTCCATAGTGGCCTCCTGACATCCAAATTGCCGGACTAATTCTGCAAAAATAGTAGGCGACACTACCCAACGGGTGTCACCAGCAACTGCATCAACCAAACGCCCCTTCCGGACAACGGGAACGTTAGTCGAGAGAACCGATCGGAAGCCTGACGCGTAGTAGACTTCCCCAACCACAACCTGTTGCTTGATGAGATGCGTCCACAACCACCAACCCAACCAAATGGCCTGCAGAATAATGGACCATGGAAAGATTATTGTGGCAATCGTGAACATCACCAAGCACCACATATCTACCCAATCTAATTTCAGTTTAGGGTAGTATGTGAAGGTGGGGACTTCAAAGTCTGGATCATCAGGCCCAGAACGCTCTGCCTCGGTTACCTTGACAGCAGAGCGGAGCTTAGCCAGCTCGTCCTTAAGGTGATCGTTTTCCAACGCAACAACACCCAGCTTTTGTAGGACGTCTGGATTGAAGCGGGGCTTGTGGACTCCCCTCGAACCACCGCCGTAGCGTCCACCCTTGGCACGCCCGGACGATGCGGACTCATCTGAATTACTTGAGGTTTCGCTCATGTTGGTTTTCCAATTTGATCCTCCCAACACCGCTCACCTTGGAGTATCCAACTCCAATGTGCACACACGGTGGCATGCACAATAAGCCCAGGCCCGCAACCACTAATATCAAGGCTTCACCGCCTTGGAAAACACACG